TTAAGCGGCTACTTTATCAGTTTTTGAATGTCTTGTGACAACTTCGTTCACATAACTATTTAGATAGTAACTTCGTGGTCCATCCTTATGTGGAGCGGTTATTTCTCCTTTTTTGATTCGATCATAAAGAGTGGGTTCGCTCATGTTCATTCGACTAGCGAACTCCTTGATACTTACTCGACGCTCATCTTGATGAGCAAGGGCATTTTTCAGCTCTTGCATTTCATCAAAGATCGCCTGAAGTAAATTATGTTCTGATTCAGTATGCATCATCACAATCCCTCCAATTTCTTATCTGTCTCAAGACAACTTTCAACATCTGCGATGGCTCCGCGAAGCCTTTCTGTTTCTGGATTTATCCAGCGCAAAATAGACTGACGTTGCAATTCCTTCTTAGCCAAATCAAGCCCACCATAAGACTCAACCAACTCACGACTTTCAACAAGGCGTTTTAGGTCGTCCATTTTTACCAATTCATTCAACTGAACTTTGATATGAGATACACACGTATTTTCATTAATAAACATTCTCCCATCATTGGTGACATGGGTATGATTCGGATAATCTCGAACTAAATTTCTTGTATATTGGAGACCATGCTCTTTCATGAACTTATTCGCTTTCATGACACCTCCTTCAAACTCTGCAAGATAGTAAAAGGCAACTTCACGTCAACGCCTTTCACTTCATTCCGTTCCACATAATCGTTAAAAACTTCATACGCCAATTCAACTTCTTCACTGTTCAACTCAATCCCAGTACCGCCAATTTTCCGAGCTGCTAAAGATTCAATGAGGTCTTTGGCTTGTTCTAGTTTTTCAGTCATTTCGATCCACCTTAATTTGAGCAACACCACCACAAGAAAAATGTGCATTACTGGTCATGTTTTTCGCACCATCATCTTGCCAAGTGAAGCTATCAAACACAGCATCAGCCACAGGGATTTCAAAAGCTTCCATTTGTACATGCATTAACTTCAAACCATCTTTTAGCTCATCCAAGCAATCATCAATTCGATCTACAGGAATACCTAGAAGGTCTTTTAGGCTTTCAATCTTGTATTCAGTCATTGGTTGGCTCCTGTGCTTCAGCTTTTCGATACTCACTGCCCAAAATTTCAATAGCTACTGGCGAAACCTTTAGCGATGTTTCAAACTTGAAATACTCACCTTTTTTCCAAGATAAGCCGTAAGCAGAACCCCAAGGCAAAATATCTTCAGCCAAAATAATCTTACTCAGCTCATCGTAAGCCATGGACTTCGGCTTCATAGCGTCATATTCAGCCTTATGCTCTTTGGCAGTAGCACGAGGCAAAACAGCTAAATAACCACTTTTATGCTTTGATGTTTTCCATTTTGTTTTATCAATTTCAGCCTTTGGGTCTACCGACATATTGCAAAAACGAATACCATTTTGAATACTGTCGTGTGTTTGATGCATCTCAAAGCCATAGTGCTTACAGAGTTTTGTGACTTGCTCATAAAAGGCATCACGTTTATCCATAAAAGCATCAATTTTTGCCAAGGTTTCAGCATCTTCAATTTTGTAATAGCTATTTTCGCTCATCCCTTTTGCTCCTGTGTTTCGATCATAGCTTCCTGAATCATAAGTTCATAAAGATGGGTCATACGACTGGTAATGATTGAAAGATCACTAACCTGCAAATATTTGCGGATTGCCTTGCTAAGCAACTGCTCACTTGGCTCTTTCCGCACCAAAACAAACCCTTCCGGCACCGCTTGGGCTTTGGTTCTATTCAACCCAATGAGCCAAGAATCCCATGCAACTTGAGTTGGTTCATGCAAATACTCATCACACTCATCAACCGCAAAACCATAGCCTGCAAACTCAACAAGACCTGTATCAGTTAAATGCTGCTCAAATGCTTCTCTTTCTTTTTGAATATCCATCACGCATTTGCTCCTGTTAATTTTTCAATTTTTTCAGCAAGAAGGTTTGCATCAACCACCACGTAATCTTCACCGTCATTTTTTGCCCTGAATGACCAGACAGCTACCCATGATTGCAATTCATTACCAATAGTGATTACTTCCGGCACCGCTTGAGCTTTGGCTTGCCATGCATCCCATGCTGCCTGAGTTTTTGAATCATAGAATGTGTAGCTGTAATTGCGACCAGTCTCACCATCCGTGCTTAATTTTTTGCTTTCAGCCCAAGCTTTGAATCCTTTAATATCCATCACGCCACCTCGCCAAAAGGGTTGTATTTCTTGAATTCTTCAAACAACTGAGTCGCAGGCTTATTCAGTCGACCATTCGCCATAATCATCACGTTACGCGGGAAATTTCTGCCAGACGCTTCGCAATAGAACAAAACACCTGACGCATTTGTCACGCCCTTATAGCCGATACTGACAAGCCAGATAATGAAGGCTTCGCTCATGAGTGGATGAACTAAACTGCGCTTTTTCATCTGTACCCCCAGCTATTCACAAAATCCTGAATGCAATCTTCAATGCCAAAAAGATTGATATCCTTGTACGTTTTAATCCGACCGTTGTGCTGGATTAACAGCACGCGAGTTAGGGATGAGTAGGAATAGTTCATTAATCACCCACCCATTTAGAGCCTTTGCGGTAGTATTCAATTTCGCGTGACCCTTGATCTTGAATAACAGTCTTAACCACATTTGGACCATTCGTTCTAGGTGGTTCAAAGCAACCGATTTTTGTCACAGTCCAGGACTCAAAACCTTGATGATGAGAAACCCAATTAACACCATCAGAATAGAATGAGCCGCGCGCATCTATGCGGTGGTGTGTAGTCATTCCACCGTATGTGTCGTAGTGAGTGGCATCAACTGGAACACCATTCACCAAAACAACTTTATTAAGTCCTTTTTTTGCCATCTCGAAATCCATAAGGATTTTATCGAGAGGATTAATTTTTGGAGCGGGAAAGGTTTTTAAGACAGTCATTATTGCCACCCCATTTGATCAATTTTAGCTTTGCATGCATTGTGAATTTGCTGTGCAAACTGAGTGCCTTTGAAGTAGTTGTAAGGTTTAGCTAGATCAGCTTTTGACTGAGCATTATTAATATCAACCAATGCTTGCTGACATTCTGCTTCAGTGGCTATTGGTTTTTGTGCAGGCTGTTGCTGCGTAGATTGTTGTGCTTGAGCCTGTTTTTCTTCTTCAGGTAAATCTTCACCTGCATAGATATATAAACCCAAACCATGAGCAGCGATTGCTTTCACCAGACAGCGCATCATTGCGCTATTCACATCAAAAGCATTTGGTTTTGGAATGGCTTTATTTTGATTGTTCATTACCGGCAGAAACATATAGATGCTTTTGCCAAACATAGTGACATCGCAGTGAACCATCATTGTTCCATCTGGGAAAACCATAGGCTCTCTAAAGGCCCAAACAGTCATTGGGTCAGCTTTCATTGCCTCACTAACTGCAAACGTCCACGATAAATAAGTAAAACGACCTTTTTTTTCAGTATGTTGGTTTACGTTGATTTTGGAGAGTGTTGTGAAGTTATTAACAACCTCTACTGGATTAACTTGAGCATTCATAATTACCCCCTAAGCCGCTTCTTCTAAGATGTAGCTTTTGATCTTATTGAGACGCAGCACAACATCGTTTTGATAGGCAATGCGCGTTTTATCGCTGAACTCACCAGAAAGACTTAATTCATAAGATTCAGAGCCACGGCCAAGATAAGTAATGTGAATCCAATTGCTTTTGATAACTGAAACCGTGTCGCTTGGATCAGATAGGGCAACCAGTTCTTCAGCAACTTTACGAGCTAATGTTTCAAGTCGAATAGCTTCGATAGAGAACAATTCAGGTTTAGCTATTGCGTTCATGATTGGTCTCCTTTTTCAAAGAATCCAGATAAGCTAGACGCTCAACACCTTGTGTATGGCCACGCTCAAACGCTTTTGTGGTTTCATCAGCCTGACCACCTACAGCACCCATCCAAGCTAAATGTTCAATAAGGTCAAGAAGAACCTTGTTTGCATCTTCTTGCTTCGGATTTACACGAAAATCAGATTCGTATTCGCAGCCTTCATCTGAGGTGTATTTAAGTTTTGCTTGGAAATTAGAAAGACTCATCAGCGATTCCCTCCATTAGCGGAAAACTGCAACTGGTGTTTAACCGCCATTCGTTCCTGATGATCTACGTCATTCGAACAACCATGAACAGCCATCAGTGTTAAGGCTGAAATAGTCGCAATTAAAACGGCTGCTGCCATCAGATCACCAAGACGCAGAAGAAGGCTTGGTTTACGCATTTCAGCTTCAGTCGGCTGCTGATAAAGAATTGCAGTCGTTTGACTTTTGTTCGTGTCAAACTCTGGGGTTTGACTGTGGGATGCGGTTTGGGTCATAATAATCTCACTCACAAGTAAGGTGTGGGTCGTGCCTCAAGTTGTTCTAGCAACGTTGGGGCTTTTCTTTGTTTCGATGAAATTAATATAACTTAAGTTATAAAGAGGTGTCAATAACATAGAGAATATTATTTATAATTTTTGTTATAACTGATGTAATAAAAAAGGCGCTACATGAGCGCCTTTATAATTTAGGGAATCTACATCGCTCCGCCTTTCCAGCAAATACGACCTTCAATTTCTATTTTTTCTTTAATTTCTTCTAATGAGAGAATGATATCTGGGTACTGAACCTTGTCAGGATTATCCGATCTAATTACCCAGTGTGTCACCATATTAATAAGGCGCTTCACATAATATTGCTCGTCAATACACAGGAAATAAACCTTATTTGATTTTGGTGTGTTGTCATGCGGATTAACTAAAAGCACCTGACCATCTTCAATGGAAGGGTACATGCTTTCGCCTTTCGCATAGATCACACGCAGATCGTCTGGGTTGGGTAGGCCTTGCTCCCTAATCCACTGGCGACTAAATACCAGACCACCCTTAACCTCCACACTGTCTATGATAGAACCACCGCCACATGAGCCATAGATGTCAAACTGAGGAACGAGAACATATTCGTCAACACTTGGTTTTTCACCTGGGTTTTCACCGCCAACTACAACAAAGTCATTAAGGCTTCCAGACTGCTTCTTTATGTACTCTTTTCCGTAGATTAGATAGTCAACCGATGTATTTAAAGCTTTTGCTACCTGGGCAATGTATTTAGAGTTGTCGGTTTCATTATTCTCTATTTTAGAGATAGCGGCTTGCGACACCTCTGACTTTTTAGCCAGTGCTGATTGTGACAATCCCAATCTGGTGCGTGCTTCTCTGACACGATCACCGCAAGTTAAACCAACCATAAGAAGACTCATAACAAATAATTACCTGTGTAATAATTTAACGCAATTTAAAATAACATGGATTATTGACTTGTCAAAACAAAAGTTATAAATTATAACCTAAGTTATAGTTAGGGATAGCCTATGAATTGGGAATCGATTATTAATCAGCTGTTGGAAAAGATGACCCAAAAAGAATTGGCAGCTTTAGCTGGCTGTTCACAGCCGTTTATTTCCTTGTTGTCATCTGGACAACGGAAGAATGTGGATTTCACTACTGGGCAGAAAATCATTTCGCTCTGTGTAATCCATGAGATTGAAACCACCAAAAACGAGAAAGCCCCAGCTACCGCAAATAGCTAGGGCTTTTGTGTCTAAATCCTAAGGAGATTCAAACATGAATATGATGACACAATTTAATCATAATCAACAGAGTATGACAAGCCTTGATATTTCAGAGCTTGTTCAATCCCGCCATGACAAAGTAAAGCAATCAATTGAAAGGCTTGCTGAGCGTGGTGTTATTACTTTACCCCCAATGGGGGAAAAGGCCACAGCAGGCAGACCCACAACTTTTTATGTTTTTTCAGGTGAACAAGGCAAGCGTGACAGCATTATTGTGGTCGCTCAACTTTGCCCAGAGTTTACCGCAGCATTAGTTGATCGCTGGGCAGAATTGGAAAACCAAAAGCCAGCCGAACTTTCTCGCATGGATCTAATTAAATTAGCTCTAGCTGCTGAAGAAGAAAACATTGCACTTAAGCAATATGTAGCGGTACTTGAACCAAAAGCCGAAGCCTTAGAAACGATTGCAGACACCACCAATACCTATTGTTTGCGTGAATGTGCAAAAACTATCGGTATCAAAGAATCAGAGTTAATCAAACTACTGATTGATAAAAAATGGATCTACCGTGATGCAGATCGCAAGCTTCAACCACATGCTCAATATGTATTGAACAAAGTATTCACTAATCGCACATCACCAGTAATCACCAATCAAAATGATGGTAGAGAGCGCGTGTTCTTACATATGCGCGTCACTGCATTTGGTCTGACTCGTATCACAGGTCTTGTGAATAAGGTTCGTAAAGCGCAGCAGGTGGCGGCATGAGCAACCCAATAAAAATCGGACTGTTGCCGATCACAAAACAGATTGTTGTTGGTCGCGTGAATGAGAAGACAGGATTGTGGGTTGGTGAGCGCACCGACCTGACCAATGACGCTGTAATTGCTGTTGGTGATTACTTGCTTGCAGCCAAGCACTCCATGGAGTTTCCATCACTAGATGGCAAGCGTTATGAAATTTTGGTTCGGGAGGTTTTAGCATGACCGAATCTCCAATCCTCGACCGCTTTACCGCATTCGACCGGGTACGCGGACATGAGCCATTACCGTTCAAATTAGATGGCGACCGTGAGCCACGTTCTGATATTCCACAATGGCAAATCAATCGCACCAATGCACGCTCAGCAGGTCGTAAAACCTTTACCCATACAAACCCATGCCGAGTGTGTGGCGGTCTACTGCGCTTAACTCACAGGGTTTATGCAGGTACGAAAATTAATAAATGTGCGGGGTGTAATTAATGGCTAGAGCAAGAAACATCAAACCTCAGTTTTTCACAAATGATGAGCTTTCAGAATTGCCGCCACTGGCGCGTTTATTGTTTGTCGGCTTATGGACCATTGCAGATTTTAAGGGTTGTTTTGAATACAAGCCAAAGCGTCTAAAAGTTCAACTTTTGCCTTATGACGATTGTGATATCGAACAACTCGTGAGTGCTCTAGATAAATCGCGATTTATCTCGATCTATTCGGTACAAGGTCAAACATTCGGGAAAGTGCTTAATTTTAACAAGCACCAAAACCCGCACAAGAATGAAAAAGAGAAAGGGTCAGACATTCCTGATATTTACCAAAATGATGCAGAAAATGTAATGTTTTCAGACAACTTAGAAGATATCGAGATTAATCACGATCAAAACGGAAGTGATCCTGCTGATTCCCTTAACCTGATTCCTGATTCCTGTTCCCCTATTACTGATACCCCAGTTTCGGTTTCACCGAAATTTGTATTCAAAAGTGAACTTAAAAAATTAGGTGTATCTGAAGAACAAGCATCTGAGTTTATGCAAGTACGAAAAGCCAAGAAGGCGGTAAATACCAAAAACGCTTTCGAGATGCTTATTGCTGAATCTCAAAAAGCAAACCTAAGTTTGGATCAGGCGATTGATTACTGTTTGAAACGTCAAAACCCATGGGGTGCATTTAAAGCCGCTTGGTATGTGAACGAGCAAATAGAAAATCAAAACCCCAATCAACACACCTTCCAAACCGCAGCCCAAAAAACAGCAGCAGAACATGACCGCTGGAGACAGGCTGAACAACAAGCTTTTGGCAACAGTGAGATAGATATCACGCCAAAAAAGTTCTTATTGATTGAGGAGGTGGGTCATGCGTGAGTTCACTAATAAATCGGCTTTGGCTTTGATTTCAAGAATGCGCGGGATGTATGGAAAAAGATTCACAGATCAATGGGCAGGTATTGAACCGGAAGAAATCATCTTCGCCATGGTTGATTGCTTGAATGGTTTATCTGATGACGAATTAAGAGCTGGCTTTGAACGTATGAAAACCAGTGTTTTTTGTCCAAGCATTCCAGAGTTCCGTTCATGGTGCGAAGCTGCAAGCCCGTATTTGACCGAAAACGAAGCTTGGCTACAAGCGGTTAGGTTTGACCGCAAAGGTGGCTCTAGCGAGATTACACGGCTCGCAAAGCAGGCTTATGACCTTGTTCATATGAATAAAGATCAATATCTGGATGCGAGTAAGCAAAATTTCTTCATGTTTCGTGATTCTTATTTGCGAATAGTGGAAGAAGCAAAGCGAAATGGCATTCGTGATGAGGTGATTCCCGCACCTAAGCGTGTTGAGTACAAAGCTGAGCCACTCGAAAAAACTCCTGTCATACAGCATACGCCAGAGCAAAAAGAGTGGGTTGAAAACCGCATCAAGGAATTGCAGGAGGCAGGTGAGAGCCTACCGAAATCTATGTTCCAGGCTTATTCAGAAATGGCAAAACAGAGGGTTGAACAATGAAGCGTAAAAATCCTCGCGTTAATCACTTCCGTGATGTGCTGCTTCGTAGCTTTGAATTGATGTGCTTATTTGCCAATGAGTGTGGATTTACCCGTCAAGAAGTTGAGTTGGCTTTGGTTGGGTTCGATGTGCCTGATGAAATGTATGAAGCGTTTTTGGGCTGGGTTGAAGAACAAGGTTTAGGGGGTGGGGTGTGACTAGACTCGAACATTTATCACAATTCAGCAATGCGGTGCTTAGTCCTGAGTTGAATACGTGTGTGATTCCGATGCCAAAACATGGGTCGGGATGGGCTGAGATTTTCGACCACAACAACAGTGATTTAAAAGCGGATGATATTGCGTTTCGTAAAAAGTGGTGTGAACAGCAAGCTGATCTAATCGGTGAATTTGGTGCAGTGATGGAGGTGGCTTCATGAAAGCAAGCGATAACAAAGCTGTGGATTGGGTGAACTCGCAAAACCGCTCCAAATCTGCATTTGAAAAGCGTATGGATATTTTGATTTATGCGGTTCATGCCAGTGCTGATTTCACAGTTAAGGATATTTACGAGAGGGTAGTTGATTGTCAGGTAATGACTGTTCGCCAGTGCCTAAAAGACTTAATTGAATGCGGGTATTTGATCAAGACAACGATTTACACATTTAAAGCTACGGAAATGGCAAAACAATTATTTGGGGAAAGTAATGCAACTCACTAAAGAAGAATTTATCAAACATGCTGTGTTACCTCGCAGTCAGTACAAACGCAATTCGCAAGAAGAAATCAGCAAGCGTGCCTTAAGCGAGAAGCTTGCAAAAGAAGTGGCTGAATTTGAGAAGCGCAAAAAGATTACTGAGCTGCCTTGTGGTTTTTCTTATGAGGTGAAGACAGGTGGTTTTACTGATGCAAATGCAAATCAAAAAAGAACGGAATCAAAAAAATATCGCATGGAGGTGCAGCAGGAATTAATGATTCGATATGCGGAAAAGGTCGGATCAGACTGGATTGAGCTTTCAAAAACAATAGGCGGTGTAAGTCCCTCTCAGTTGCGTAGGGCTTACCAGGGGAAAGTTGAGCTTGTAGTGGCTTGGCCAAAAGTGAAGAAGCACATTGAAAGCGTTTTGACGGGGAAAGCAGCATGAAAAAAACCAAACAAAAACTATCCGCAACTTGGGAAATTCTATCCACAGCCGAGTATGTAGAAGGCTTGGATCGTGATGTAAACGATGATGACTTGAAGCTGATCTACCAAGGCTCTTTTGTTCCGTTGTTTTTGGCTCATCGTGTAGACCGTAAGCAAATCTGGAATGTGGTGATTAAGACCACTGCAAAGGCTGATGACGGCACGATTCATGAGCATGAAATGGAATGGTCATTTAACAAGTTGATGAGCATCAAAGAAGTGATTAGCGGTGCAAAGCATATCAAAGTTGAACGTGACGGCTTGAAGGTTCGTTGGAGTGGTGTGTCTGACCAGTGGGTTAAAACAGTGGATGAGGATTTAAAAGGACTTACAGCAGTGAGTGCATGGGCGACTGCAACGTGTGTCGGAATGGTTGAGCAAGTGAATCCGGCTGCAACTCTGCTGAGTCGAATTCAAGGGATGGTGGTGGCATGAACTTAATCGAAAAATTGGGGTTAGAGAAGTGTAAGGCGATTGTGGAAAACCATGCAACTTGCTACATGCCAAGAATATTTAAGTACTGGTCAGAAAGCTTAAATGATTATGTGCTTGCGGAGAAATACGCAACAGCTTCAGTTGAGGCTATCCGCACCGCTCTAGCCGACCACGACCGCACTGACCATTGCAGTGATATCCGAATCATATTTCCCCGAGTACGAAGGTGATTGAGAGATGAGTGAGTCTAAGCAGATCTTAAAAGAACAGTTTATTGAACACTTCCTTTTTGATTACACCGACAAGGATGAATTTGAGATTCAAATGCTCTCAGAAATATTTGAGGGAATTTATTATCAAAAAGATAAACACTTCAAACCTGAAAGCAAGTATTGGCAGGTCTTTCGTTGCTTGCAGGACCAACAAGCCATCATCAATAACCTTAAAACCCAACTCAACAACATGGAGGCTTGTTATATCGGGGTAAAGAAGAAATTGGAGGATCAGCATAAGAAAGTTGATGAGGTTTTGGAATATCTAGATGGTGAGAGTGCTAACCGCTGGGGCTTATGGAAAGAAAAAGCGGACATGATGGAACAGGGTGCGAGTAATGCATTTGAGGAGGCATATTGGATGGTTAAGAAGGCTCTGCGAGGTGAGTGAGAGATGAACGAATTGAGCTATGCAGGGAATGCAAATCAAGCCTTTTTAAACAAACTAATGACGGTAGCTTAAATATGAGGTGGAGCGACGGACAGCTAGAGGAACATCTAAACAAGCATCAAATGCGAAAAAATAAGGGGCAGGCGCAACTTAAAAAGAAAATTGAAGCAAAGGTACGTAAAGCAAACAAAACGCTAAATACGAGCAATGGTGAAGAAATACAGATAGGTGAAATTAGAACAATTTTAGACTGTGAAATTGCAACAGTTCCACCTTCTGTAAATCACTACTGGGTAGCAGCAGGGAAGCGTAGATATTTGAGTGATCGGGCTATCGCTTTCCATGAGGTCATTAAAATTTTAGTACCGGCATTAGGTTCAACTTCACGTTTAAAACTAGATGTGACGTTTCATTTTCCTGACCGATTACGCAGAGACATAGACAACTATCTCAAAGCAACAATAGACAGTTTAGTGAAATGTGGATTCTGTGCCGATGATGAGCAATTTGACACGTTAATAGTGAATCGTGGCCATGTTGTGGATGGCGGTTTGATAAAAATTAAAGTTTTTGAGTTGGGGTGATTTATGAACATGACGGTTGATTTATTAGCTTCTGCGGACTCTCCTCGCGCGCGCGCGCGTTTCATTAACCAGCGAACCAAGAAAAAGGTTAAAGAATTCCTCGTAAAACGTCGTGGATACAAGCGTCCAGACTTCAACCGCATGATCTTAGATTTAGGCCGCTTAGGCTGGACACATGAAAAGATTGCGGACGTTCTACCAGTGTCTGGTGCGTCTACAGTCAGTGAATGGTCAAGAGGTGGTATTCCCAATTACGACAATGGCGATGCATTCATTTTGCTTTGGCAGATTGAGGTTGGTCTAGATCGCTACCCACGTGAAGGTGAATGGGCAACGTACAAATACAAGATAGGGCAATTAGACATGTTTGATGATTGGGATGAATTAGATGCTGTGATTGAGCAGCTGGATCAGGAGATTGAGAAGTGAGCGAGTCAAGAGCAAAGTTCAATGAGTACATACTCAATAAGTACCCCAATAGGTCGCCAAAAATATTACTTCAGTTAAAGCGAATTAATCACTCCGATTATGTTTATGAAGTCCAGGAGGTTCAGAATTTATGGGAGCTATGGATCTACCAACAGACCAAGGTTGATGGCCTTGAGCTTAGGCATTGAAGAATCACACAACAAACCCTAACACCTAACGACCAACACTAAAGCCTCAATCAACCCATTGGGGCTTTTTTCATGGCACGTCAACCAAGAACACCAGGTGCAACAACAGAAGCACCGAAAACAACAGAAGTAGTCACTCCAACCACGGCGCAACAATCCGATGATGTTTTAAATGAAATCCTCGGTACGCCTGATTCTAAGGATGCTGAAACTACTGCTTCAACCGAACCAACTGGTACAGCTTATAAACCTGAAATTTTACTTATGGGTGAACCTATCGATGAAGATCCACAGGCTAAAAATGAATATGAAGAATTCCTTGAGTGGCGAAAAAACAAAGCTGTAGCAGCCAAACCAGTAGCACCGCATGTACCTAGTGAACCAGTTGCTAAGCAAACACATTCATTTCTTGGCCCTGATGGTTGGACAACTAAGGAGATTGATTAATGTGCGGAAAACCTAAAACAGTCGAGCAAGATCCAGAAGGCGATGCACAACGTGCAGCTGAAAAGGCAACGGCTGAGGCAAATACCAAGAAAGCTATGCGCCGTACTTCAGCAGGAAGCATGAGTGTTCTGGGTGCACAGCCTGACATCTCTAAAACCAAGTCAACTCTAGGCGGTGGCTAATATGACTGACGCTCGTAAGTTTGTTGCTCGTTTAAATCAACTTAAATCTGCACGTTCACAGTATGAATCGCACTGGGCAGATTGCTATAAATACGGTGCACCAGAGCGTCAGCAAAACTTTAGTTCTGATTCAAGTGTGAAAGGTCAGCGTGAAACTGAACGTGCCGATTTATACGATTCAACAGCAGCTGATGCACTTCAAGTTCTGGTTTCAATGATCATGAACGGCGTAACTCCTGCTAATGCCATTTGGTTTAAAGCGCAGCCTGATGGTGTGGATGATATTTCTGTCTTAACTGAAGGTGAACGATGGCTTGAAGATGCTGCTCAATTCATGTGGCGCAATATCCATGCAGCAAACTTTGACAGTGAAAGCTTTGAAACGGTCACTGACATTGTTACTGCAGGTTGGGGCGTTCTCTATACGGATATTGATCGTGAAGCAGGTGGCGGTTATGTCTTTGAGTCTTGGCACATTGGGAACTGTTTTATTGGCTCAACACGTGCTGATGGTCGAATAGATACTATTTACCGTGAACATGAAATGACAGTTGAAACCATGATCAATACTTATGGTGAAAAGAACTGTCATCACAGTGTAGTTGAGAAAGCCAAGAACTCACCAGATGAGAAGATGAAGCTGCTACACGTGATTCAACCACGTAAGCAAGTAGGGGTAGGTCAGATCAACAAAGCTATGCCTTTTGCCTCATACCACGTTGATATCGACAACAATTACACCATGAAGGAATCCGGGTACCACGAATTTCCATGCTCGGTACCACGTTTAAGACGCTTGCCCAATTCAGTCTATGGCAATGGTCAAATGACGATTGCACTACCTGATGCCAAGACTGCCAATGAGTTGATGAAGAATACAGTTCGTTCAGCAGATTTGCAGTTAGGTGGCATGTGGATCGCAGAAGATGACGGCGTATTAAATCCTCATACCGTTCGTATTGGTCCACGCAAAGTCATCATTGCCAATTCAGTTGATTCAATGAAGCGCCTGGATGATGGCACCAACTTTCAAATTGCAGATTACTTACTCACCAACATTCAAGGCGGCATCCGTCGCAAGTTAATGGCTGATCAGTTGCCAAACATCGGCACCACTCAAATGACAGCTACAGAGATTCACACACGTGTTGAATTAATTCGTCAAATGCTTGGACCTATGTATGGGCGACTTCAAACTGAGTACCTGCAATCAATCTTAGATCGTTGTTTTGGTCTGGCTATTCGCTCTGGTGCTTTAGGCCAGCCACCTGAAGAACTTTGGGGCAGTAATCTTTCATTCAAGTTTGTATCGCCTATGGCACGTTCACAGCGCATGGAAGAAGTGACAGCAACAGAACAGTACATCATGAGTCTTTCTCAGTTTGCACAGGTAGATCAAACCATTCTAGACAATGTTGATTTTGATGCGGTTGCCGTCTTTGTCGGGAATGGTCGTGGTGTTCCACAAAACATTATGCGTACCGCCGATGAAGTTAAAGAGCTTCGTGATATGCGCCAAAAGGCACAGGAAGCGCAGAAACAGGCAGAGCAGCAGCAGCAGATGATGCAAATGGCAGGCAATGCAGTTGCTAAAGGCATTGAGAAGCAAGTGGGTACGGAGACGATGCAATGATTTTTTACATAGCTTTGATGCTTATCGCCGGACTTATTCTTGCCGTTGGGTGGTGGAATGAAGTCAATAAAAACCGAGTGCTTGATGGTAAATGGTTTGATGAAACCATTGTGTCTAGCAAATTACGCAATGAAAAACATCACGAATGGGAGCGTGCAGAAGTATTACAGGAACAAGTTTTTGCATTGAAGCACACCATTGTCGATCTTGAGACTGAATTATCTGAACGTCCATTACCCACACCAGAAGAAGAACCAGAAACAGGCAATTTTGTTAAACGCAAAGCCATACGTCGTGCAACCCCTGAAACCTATCGAAATGTATTTGATCTAGACATCAATGGTCAGCGTGTACTTGATCATTTGCAACTTACTTTTGCCAATAAATCTACCTATGTCCGTGGCGGTCAAGATGCTGAACGTGAGTCTTGTTTTAAAGCAGGACAGGCGAACGTCATAGGTTTTATTTTCAATCAAATCAATCAAGCGAATAACCCAGACTATAAGGAAGAAGTAAATGACTGAGCAAACCACAGAGACTCAAACTCAAGATGAAAACACCGAGCAAACTCAAACTAGCGTGTTAGCAGGTGATCAAACTCAGGGTGATGAAACTCAGACTCAAACCACAGAAGAAACTACAGCTGCACCTGGTGCGCCTGAATCAATTGATGGTTATGAAGTCAATGTTGAAGGCTTTAACTATGACGAATTCAAGGCGATTCCTGAAAACCAAGAGTTCTTAGAGCGTGCACGTGAAGCAGGTCTGGACAGTAAAAGCTTAAATTTCTTGCTTGGTGAATATAACCAGTTAATTCCTTCACTCATGGAAGGTAATGCGGCTTTAGACAATGAAGCATGCGTATCTGCCATGAAAGAAACGTGGGGAGCAGATACCGATACTAATTTTGGCTTTGCAAAAGCTGCTGCAAATAATGCTATTCAGAACGGCATTCTTACACCAGAAGAAGTGAACAGCCCTGAATTTGGTAACAATCCACTAGTGTTAAAAATGGCGGCTTATTTCGGTCAACAGCTTAATGAAGATACACCCCCTTCTAACACCCAACAAAGCGGTGCAGTAGATGTTCAATCATTGATGGCATCGGAAGCGTATTTAAACGATAAGCACCCAGATCACAAGTCTGTGTCCGCACAAGTTGAACGCTACTACAGCAAGACTTACAAATAAGGGGATAGCCAATGGCTAACGAAAACAAAATCACGGCAGCGTTTGTTCAGCAGTTTCATGACACATATGAAATTGCGTCAGCACAGAATGAATCGCGCTTGCTTAAAACTGTTGTAAATCGCGGAAAGATTACGGGTGAATCTTTTACGATTAACGACATGGGCCAAGTGGAAATGTCTGCGTCTGGTGCTCGTATGGGCAACACGACTTGGACAATTCCGGATGCAGGTGTGCGCTCAGTCTTGATGAATGACTTTGATCTATTCATTCCGATTGAACCGCGTGATGTTCCAAAGTTAAAAGCCAATCCACAAGATAAATACATGAAGCTTTTGCTGAGTGCGCGTGGTCGAAAAATTGACGACATTATTTATCAAGCGGCAGTTGGTTCTGTAAGCCGTAAAGTGGTTGATGATGCAGGTGCTACTTCTACTACTGCGGTTGCATTGCCAGCAGGTCAAATCATCTTGTCGGCATTCGGCACATTGAAGCAGCAGCTTGTAAAAGCTAAATCAATTTTCCGTAAAAACGAAAACGATGAGCATAACGGCGAGCAGCTTTACATTCTGTACAGCTCAACAATGCTTGAGAAAATCTTGGGCGATACTACGCTTACATCTGCCGACTTCATGGCCGGTAAAATGCTGCAAGAAGGTGGTGTTGGTGGCAAGTGGTTAGGCTTCAACTGGGTTCCATACGAAAAGCTAAACGATGGTGCTACAGCTGGAACAACTAAGCGTACCGTTGCTTACTGTGGATCTGCCGTACATTTTGGCGATGCAGATATTACAAGCTTCGATATCTCGACTCGTCCAGACAAAAAGAACATGAAACAGGTTGGTGGTGTTCATTCATTTGCAGCAGGTCGTGCGAATGAAACCAAAGTAGTCGCAATTGATTTTGTAGTCTAACAGTCAACTTTGGCTTCACACCTCTGAGCAGGGTGTGAGGTCTTTTTTATAAGGAGCAGCCAAAATGATTCAATTCTTAATGTGTCTTTTTGGTTTTCATGGTGCGACTGAAGTTGAATACGCGGCTGATGAAGAAACCAAAGTATGTCGCGATTGTCTAAAAGAGAAAGGAAAATAAGATGTCTAAAAAATTATTAGCTTTATCAATGTGTGCTTATTTGGGTTCAATGGCTGTGCATGCCGCAACTATGACACGTCAAGAATATAATGATTTCCGTGGGTGGCAATTGCCTGAAAGCGAAAACGGTGAAGATCAAGGTTATTTGATTGAAGACCGTGAAGGTAAAAAAAATACTGAGCAGCTTGAAGGTTTTGTTCAGTGGTTGCCTGAAGATGAGTTTAAGCGAAAGTTCAAACCACAACCAAAAACCCACATCGAACGTATGCTTGAAGAAAAAGAAGCTCTTGATACAAAGCTTAATGCGCTGAAATCATTTTTAGCCAAAGTTGCTACGAATGAGGCACCGATGCTAACGGATGATCAGGTGGGTAATTTAGAAGAACAATGTGAAGCTATGCAAAGCTATTCGGACGTTTTAGGTATTCGCATTGAATACGACAAAGAATATTTAAAAGCTGTAGGCGGCTAACTCTAACACCCAACAAACCAAACCTTAAAAGCCTTCAAGATCATTAAAACTTGAGGGCTTTTTCTATGACAACTACAAAAGTTTCAATCTGCAATGAAGCACTGAGCATGATTGGTGCAAAGACAATTCAATCCTTTGATGACAATACAGAAAATGCACGTCGTTGTGCAGCTATCTACGATTCATCACGTCGGGCATTGCTTCGTATGCATCCTTGGTCATTTGCCAAAAGACGCGCACAGCTTGCACCAGTGACAACTTACCCCGCATTTGGTTATAGCCATGCTTTCCCATTACCTAAGGATTTCATTCGCGTCATTAGTGCAGGTGAATACAATTACGAGTTTGAGGAGCGTCATATTCTTGCTGATACCAATCTAATTAACCTGGTGTATGTAGCAGATCAGGACAATGAAGAACTATGGGATTCACTATTTTCTGAATGCATGGCGTTGTATCTGGTCCATAAGCTTGCTAAGCCAATCACAGGCAGTCAAACCGAAGCTGATAGCGCATGGCAAAAACTACAAAATATACTTAAACAGGCACGTGCGATTAATGGTCAGGAACGTCCGGCACAGGACTTTGCAGCAGATTATTACCCTTCATTGATGGGAGTGCGTTACTAATGAAGCAGCACATCATGAAGAATAATTTCAGTGCCGGTGAATTAGCTCCAACACTGTATACACGTACCGATATTCAGCAGTACAGCAACGGCGCAAAGACGCTTAAAAACGTGATTCCATTGGTAGAAGGGGGTGTTCGGAAAAGACCGGGTACTTTCTTTTTAAGTACTCAGGATAATGCAGTCCGTTTAATTCCGTTTGTTGTGAATTCGAACAATTCATTTTTGATTGTTTTAAAGCCTAATCTAATTGAGGTTATTAATCCTAAAACAATGATTCGGATTGCTAATTTTGCAAGCCCATACACCAAAGAACAAATACCTAACATACAGTTTGTTCAGTATCGCTATGAAATGTTTATGACGCATAGTGAAGTGCCGGTTCATCGGTTGTCATGCAATTCAGATTATTGGAATTGGCAAATCAATGAGTTTGTTTATTCGCATGTTCCAACTGATTCTGAAAGTGCACGCTACCCATTTCGAAAGGGTCAATCATCAGGAAAGGATCTGGGCGTATTCGTATCATTCACACTTCAAGCAATCAACAATTGGGTTGAAACACAGCCTTATTTAGCTGGTGACGTTGTTGCTTACACTGGTATTTATTTTCAAGCACTTCGAGACAACACAAATAAGCAGCCTGATTTAAATTTCGCAGATTGGGCACCCACTACAGCTGAACTCGGGGCGGTATTTACTGCAGCAGATGTAGGTAAGTACATCGAAGTAAACGGCGGGATTATTAAAATTACGCAGTACATCAATGCAGATTGGGTCAACGGCGAAATTCTTAAAAAGCTTGATGCCAATATTCTAGCAATTGAGCGTTCATGGGGCATTACCCCTCCTGCATTCAATGGGGTGAATGGCTACCCTCGTTGCTGCACTTACTATAAACAGCGTTTAGTTCTGGCCAATACAAAAAAAGCACCGAATAAAATTTGGTTTAGTGGTGTGGGTGCCAATGGTAATTTCCTTGAAACCACAGAGGATGGCGATGCATTCAGTATTGTTTCAGCATCAGGTTTAGCCAACAGTATTTTGTTCTTAGAAGCACAGCGCGGTGTGGTATGTCTCACATCGGGCGGTGAATACATGGTCGACTCAGACGGCGCCTTGACACCTACAACCGTAAATATTAACGAACACAGTGCATATGGTGCTTATCCAATCACACGGCCTGAACGAGTGGGTAATGAATTGCTATTTGTACAACGTGGCGGTGAGCGTGTACGTGCCTTGACCTATCGTTTTGAAGTGGACGGATTGGTTTCTCCGGAGATCAGCTCTTTATCTTCTCACATTGGTGAGATCCACAAAGGTATCAATGAAATTTCATACCAACAAGAACCCGAAAATATTGTCTGGTGTGTATTGGGTGATGGCAAAGTAGCATCGATTACATTTAACCGAGATCAAGAAGTCATTGCATGGGCGCAGCATGATTTCGGTGGATCTGTACTTAGCATTAGTTCTATTCCGACTCAACTAGGCTCAGATCGTGCATTCATGCTCATCAATCGTGGTGGAACTGTTTGTTTAGAAGAATTGTCTTTTGATGCCTTGGTTGATTCTCAACGTAGCGTAAATCTTGTCGCTGATACCGTAGACAAAGGCGTGACCTACCTAAACAACATTTCAGCTTATCAGCGTGATGGTGATGCAGTTTACCAGGTTGGATTTACTGACAATGGTGCAACCATGACATTTGATGGAATGGCAGGGCAATCTATTAATTTTGGTCAGGCTATCGAATGCATTGTTGAGCTATTTCCGCCAGAGCTTAGCCAAGCACCCATGTCATCACTCATGCATAAGGCAAAAGTAGACCGTATAAGCTTCTTCTTTAACAAAACCATTGCACCTGAAATCAACGGTGAATTAATCGAATTATTTACCTATGGTGATAACCCTTTAGAGCCTCGAAAACCCCACACAGGCTATCACTTGCATGAAGGTGGATCATGGGAAAGTCTGCATGAAGTGCCTTTAGTAATTTCACACAACAAACCGCTACCGTTTCACTTGCAAGCTATAGCTATGCAAATGTCTATCAATGAGAAATAACCATGCGATTACGTGTAGCAACGCTTCCCGATGTGCCTGCAATGGTCGCATTGGGGCAGGAATTTATTAAAGAAGCGCCAAATTATCAAAGCCGTCCTTACGTTACTGAGCATGCAGAAAAGCACTTCACCAGTTTAATTAAGGGTGGCGGTGTGATCTTTCTAGTTGAGCATCAGGAGCAAATCATTGGTGGTTTTGTGGGTCGTATAGGTGGTGACTGGTTCAACGATATAAAAATTGCATTTGATGATGTGCTGTATGTAGCACCTGAGTTTAGAAAATCCAGAGCAGCTTACATGCTGATTCAAGCGTTTATCCGATGGGCACAATTGATGGGTGCTGATCGTATCCAGTGTGGTACCACAACAGGCGTTGAATCGGCGGCATGCATTCGTTTGTACAAACACTTTGGATTCACCGAATACGGCACAGTATTGGATTTGGAGCTAAAAGCATGAGCGATATTATTTCACCGGATAATACTGGGCTTTTGGCTCATATCTTAGGCGATATTCAAAACAAGGCTTATATCGACGTAGTCCGTAATGTTCAGCAGCAAATTACCGATAATGCTGAATTGATTGATGTGCCTGTAGTTCACCACTTTGCACCTGGTGTTTATATGCGCCAGATGGATGCTAAAGCAGGAACTCTTGTCGTTAGCAAAATGCACCGTACGGAGCATATGAATATCTTGCTCACTGGATCTCTAACCGTCGCTACTGAAAACGGCATTGAATTATTGAAGGCACCGGTTGTTTTAAAATCCATGCCAGGAACAAAACGCATTGGTTATTTTCATGAAGATAGTTCATGGATCACGGTGCATCCGACCAATGAAACAGATTTAGAAATCATTGAGCAGCAAGTAATTGTACCGGATGATGAGATTGATCAATTCCTTGCATCACTTCCAAGCAAATGTAAGGAGATTGAATAATGTCGTGGATGGCAGTAGCAGCAGTGGCAGCAGTAGCAAGTACGGCTATTGCAGGTATTTCAGCATACAACTCTAACAAAGGCATGGAAGAACAAGCTGAAGCCGATGGTAGAGCACAATCAGCACGTGGGCGATTAGAAGCTGAACGTATCCGCAAGGAAAAGGAAAAGGCTCAGTCAACAGCACGTGCAGCACTTGCAGGAAATGGGCTTGATGTGAATGAAGGTACATCAATTGTCATCAATGATGAGATTGAAAGAGCAGGTAACTATGATGCGAATATGGCTGAAATTACAGGCTATAACTCATCACAACAATTAAAAGCCGCGGCTAGTCAGCATAGAAGTAATGCCAATACAGCAGCAGCTACAGGTGTCTTAAATAGCGTTTCGGCTGGTTTAAATACTAAAAATGGGTGGAAATAATGGCTAAAATTCCGATGGGTAATTTTGGTAATGCGATGCCCAGTATTGATCGTATCCAAATGCCACAAAATCAAACGGGTCAGATGATTGTAGGTGCATTGCAGAATATTTCTCAAGTTACTGGTAAGCGAGCGCAAAACCTACAGCAAGAACAGGAAAAAGCAGAAGTATCAGCTAAGGTTTTGGAGTTGCACAACAACAAGATTGACGAACAAGAAGCCAAAATCAAGCTTGATGATACGCTTACTACTGAAATGAACGAGCAGGTGACATTGCTTAAAAACGATGTATCCAATGGAGCACTAAAAGCCCAAGATGCAAATGCGACTTTGCAGAAATGGTCACAAGATCGTTATAAGCAGCTTGAAAATGAAATGCCTGGTCATGCTCAAAAACAGTTAAAGCAATACTGGGATGAAAACGTGATTAAGCAGGCACCCGGCTTTTTACCGTTACAACTTCGTGCTGATGCTCAAAAGTCTGTTCAATTGGTGGATCGTGCTTTTGATATTGCAACTCGTTATGAAGAAAAACAGGGTGAGGAATATTTAGATACCTATCTAAGCACCGCTGATATATCTGAAGCCGCTAAGGGTGAGATGCGCCAAAAATACAAATCCACTCGTAACTTGATGTCAGTCGATGGGGTCATTAGTGATGCTGTATCAGCTAAAGATACGGCAAGACTACAAGGCTTAATTACTGATTTAGATGGTGGCAAGTATGCATATCTTGACGGTGCAACGGCGCAGCAAAAGAAAGCACAGGCTTTAAGCCGAATTGATGCCATTACCAAACAAGTTGAAGTTGAGGAAAATAAACGAAAAACAGAATCAGGCAAGGTATTTAATGAGTTTAAATCTCAGGTTTTGACTGGTCGTGCCTTGGATGATGATTATCTGGTGAATGTAGGTACTGCGGTAAAAGGTACTGAGCATGAAGCGGAATATCAATTTTATAAGCAACAGTCTACCAACTTTCAAAGCTTTGGCCGTAAGTCTACCAGTCAAATGTTAGAGCTGATTAATCAGCAAAAAGCCAAAATGAAGAACAGTACAACCAGTGATGCTGTGACTGAAGAAAAGGTTTTGGGTGTGTATGAAAGTTTATACCAGGAGAAGCTAAGTTTACTCAAAGATAATCCAAATCAAGCGGTACGTGAAATAGGGCTGAAAGTTAATGAGCTCAGTGCTACTGAATTAAAAACCAATCCTTCTTCCTGGACACAAAAAGCGATTGATAATGGTACAAGCCAGTTAGCCCTTAAAGATGCAAATATAAAACTTGCACCAATTTCTGCCGAGGATTTACCTGAAGCTAAAAAGGCTTTCGAAGGCATGGGGGTAAATGACAAAATCAATTTCATTGGCGGCTTGGTTTCCAATGCAAAAAAATACGGCACAAAAGGTCATGCAATCTGGGGGGCTACTTTGGGTCAGTTAGGCGGTGGCGACCAGTCATATATCTTGGCAGGCATTGCACGTATGAATGGCTTTAAATCAGATAAAGGTGAAGATGTAGCAACTGCAATTGTGAGTGGTACACAGGCACTTAAAAACAAGCAAATGCTTATGCCGAAAGATGAACTACTGAAGCAAAAATTTAATGAATATGTGGGTAATTCCGCTTCCGGTAATACCGCCAACATGACGTTTTCAGGCTTTAAATCTATTTATGCTCACCTTACTGAACGTGATAACTATCAGCATAAAGATAAGGATGATATTAGCGATTCTTTAGCAAAAACAGCATTAAGCATGGCGACTGGTGGTGTGTACGAGCAACCAGTGAAATATGGTAATCAAAAGAATTGGAAAGTATCCAAACCATACGGCATGAGAGATGATGTATTTAACAATCACCTAGAAAGCGGCTATGCGACAATTTCAAAAAATACAGGTATTCCAGTATCTGATCTTGAAGGTTTTCGTTTACGTCGTTCGGATAAGCGTTCTGCAAAGGGTGAAATTCAATATGATTTGATCAATGAACGTGGTAATCCGTTGCAATCGGGCGGTAATTACTGGCGTATCAATATCAAAGGAGCAACCAAGTAATGAGTAACTGGCTGTCAGAATATTCAGGTGAAGATCAGCTGCAGGTCGATCAGCTCAACGCCAAAGGGATTGCACATAAAGCAACCCAACAAAAAAAAGAGCCTGGCTTATTTGATGGTGCTGGCTCAGCTATCCCGCGGGGTGCTTTAGCGGGTGCGGTAAAAGTTGTTGATACGGTTGCCAAGCCTTTTGAACGTGTTGCTGACCACATTGGATATTCTGTCAACGACACATTAAACGGTGGTTTAGATGGGGCGCTTGATGTACGTGAGCCATCATTTTCCGAAATTCATGCTGATAAAAATAAAGAACGTCAAAACAAGTTGGTCATGGAAATTGAGCAGCTTGAAGATAAAGAAAATACAGGGCTGATCGGCAATATCGGTTTTGGTGTTTCTGACTTTGCCACACGTGCAGTACTTGGTAGCTTGGCAGGTGGTCCCGTGGGTGCGGTTGCTACAACCGGATTATCTGAAACCAATTACAGTTATGAAGATTTAACGCATAAAGGTGTTGATTCTGGTACGGCTGCAAAGGTTGCTGTAATTGATGGTGTGGTAGCAGGTGCATCGGCTGCTTTGCCTATTAACTATGGTTTTAAAGGCGCAGGCGGTTTAGTAAAAGATGCAGCATTGTCTATTGGCGGTGCAACAGCGTTATCTACTGGTGGTCAGGCTTTAAGTGGGGAAATTCTCAAATCAGAGGACTACAATAAACAAGCCAAAAAATATGAAATTACCGCTGAAAGTGTCGGCACTGAACTTGTCTTGAATGGCTTGTTATTCGGTGCAGGTCGTTATGCTCAAGGCTTAAATAAAGATATTGATGCAGAACTACATAATATTGATGTAGATGCATTAGAGACTAGAAATACACAAATTCAATCCGCATTGGTTTTGAATGAAATGCAGCTTGAGGATGCAGCCGCACCGGTTAAACCATCTGACCCAATTCAGCACAATAACCATCTTAAAAACATGAGTGGTGCAGTTGAAAGCTTAAAAGCAGGTCGTCCGGTGAATGTGGTTCATCCTGTTAAAGGTGAAGAAAAACAAAAGCCTGTTAATTATGATTCTATGGCTTTACCAACCAATGCAAAAACAATTGCACGTAGAGCACAGCAAGAGGGCGTAGATCCGTCGGTAGCATTAACCATTTCCCATCTTGAAACAGGTGGCTCATTCAGCCATACAGCCAAAAATAAAAAATCTACCGCACACGGCTTGTTTCAGGTACTTGATAAAACTTGGAAGGGTCAAGGCGGTGGTGATCGGAACAACGTTGATGAGCAAATCAAACAAGGCTTAAAACACATTAAGAATGCTAATGCATCAATGCGTAAAAGTTTAGGACGTGATCCGGTTGCCCATGAGCAATATCTAGGTCACTTACTTGGACCGGGTGGAGCAGCTGCAGTTTTAAAAGCAGACCCAAATGCAAAGCTGATTGATATTGTCCGTAAATATGATTCTAAGAATGCCGATGCCATCGTGAACAATAACGGTATGTCTGGCTTATCGGTTGGTCAGGCTATTGGCAAGTGGCAAACCAAGTGGAATCGGCTTAGTTCTCGTTATGGCGGCAATGGCACCAGTACCGCTATTGGCATGGATGGATCAAGCTATGACATGGCCTATGAAGTTAAATCACTAGATGAACTAATTGCATCAAATGATGCAGCATATGGCGTAAATCCTAATTACCCATCTGAATTGCAGCCACGTGATCGGACACGCGAAGCATCACGTCAGCAGATTGAGGATATGGCGAATGATTTACGTCCTGAACTACTAGGTGAATCAAACATGCTGTCAAACGGTGCCCCAATCATCGGCATGGATGGTGTTGTTGAATCAGGCAATGGTCGAACACTGGCCATTGGTAAAGCTTATGAAAATGGACGCGCTGAAGAATACCGTGCCTACATTGAACAATATGCAGCGGATCGAGGTTGGGATATATCAGGCATTAATAAGCCTGTTTTAGTGCGTACACGGCTTACTGATACAGACCGTGTGCAATTCACCAAGTTAGCGAATGAGTCCGATGTGTCGCAATTCAGCGCGTCTGAGCGTGCAGCCAGTGACGTAGATCGTTTGCCCGATGCTTCACTTCTTCAAATTAATGGCGACGGTACGATTAATTTAGATCAGTCAATGGACTATGTTCGCAACTTCATTGCATCGTTACCAAAAGCAGAACAGGGCAGCGTTATCACTGGTGATGGTCGATTGTCTCAAGAGGGTAAACGTCGTATTGAATCAGCCGTTGCTCAGCATGCATACGGTGATTCTAGTCTTGTAACGAGACTGGCTGAAAACTTGGATGATGATAGTAAGACCGTACTTAATGCTTTGCTTCGTGCAGCTCCACAATTGTCTCAGTTAGACGCTTTGGTGAAACAAGGTGGTCGTCATCAAAACAGTATTGCCAAAGACTTGGCACAAGCAGCACAAAAACTGAGTGATTTAAAAGCCAGTGGTATGCGTGTTGATGATTATTTAAATCAAGGCCAGTTGATTGATGATGGACTTGCACCTGGTGCGCGTGATTTCTTAAATGTATTTGATCAAAACAATCGTAGTGCAAAAGCAATTGGTGAAAACATCCAAAGCCGAATAGATGAAATTGAATCTATGGGAGATCCGCGACAAGGTTCACTGTTTGGCGATGGTCCAGAAGAATCAGCCGCATTAGATATCATCATGCAAAACCCTGATCAACATATCAGTGTGACTCGTTATGATCCTGACGGTAATGTTGAAGAAATCACAATGACCTTACGTGAACGTCTGGATGAGTTGGAAGCCGAAGCAAAACAAGCAGAACAAGACACACTTGCAACACAAGCAGCAATTAGCTGTGCGCTACAGTTTGGAGAATAAATAATGAAAGACCAATGCAAAGCAGCTGTAGCCAAAGCTCTCGGCAAACAATCATTAAACCAACAAGAAGCCACGGACATTGAAAACCGGATCAAGGATGCTATGAAGTCTTTAGCCAAAAAAGATATTCAGAATTGGCGCAATTTATCCGATGCAGACAAGTTGGTGAAAGCCGGTGAATTTGTTGCTACCGATATTCAGGAACAGTTAAAACGAAAGCATAAAATAGCGGCTCAAGACATTTTAACGCAATCTAAAAACCTTGCTGCTTTAGATCATACCAACTTAACCGCCAGTGAAGTTGTAGACCGAATAGTGGCACCGCATGGCGATATGTCGGGGGTTCAATCGATTGATTCTAAATCACGTGCCATTGCTTCAATTTACCGTGGTGATCTGGTGGACTTCTACACCAATATCAAAGGCGGTTTAGGTATATTTACTGATGCAGATTTAGTTCAAAAAATTGTACGTGAACGTTTTGGACAAGACACTGGCGATGCTTTGGCCAAGAAGATCAGCGACAAGATGGGCGATGTATTTGAAGGTATGCGTCAGCGGTTCAATAGATCGGGTGGTGACATTGGTAAGCTTGATGATTGGGGATTGCCACAAACACATGACTTACAAAAAATCGCTATTGCCGGGAAAGATGCATGGGTAAACAAAGCTGAAAGCCTGATTGATACATCCAAATACGTGCATGAGGATGGTTCATTTTATTCTCAACAACAGATTCGTGAATTGCTTGAATACTCGTTTGATACGCTCACCAGTAATGGTGCAAACAAGACTGAAATAGGTCGTCAAGCTGCAGGTGGTTCATCATCCAAAGTAACCAGTCGTCATTCTGAAAGTCGTGTACTGCATTTTAAAGATGCCGATGCCTGGTTAGATTACCAATCTGATTTTGGTGGTATGCCTTTTGTAGATCTGGTGGAGGCGCACATAAATGGATTATCTAAAGATATTGCACTGGTTGAAAACTTGGGAAGTAATCCACGTAATGCCATGCGTATTTTGATGGATGCAGCAGAGAAAAAAGATTGGGCAAAAGGTGTTGATGCCAATGTCACAGGTAAATCACGTAAACGCGCACAAACCATGTTTGATGAGTTTTCAGGGCAGAACACACCACAGTCAGAAGTACTGGCTAATTTAGGCTTGGCGTATCGCTCTATGAATGTTGCATCGATGTTGGGTGGTACCACACTTTCATCTATCACCGATCAGGCAATGATTGCCAAAACTGCTTCTATTCACAACATTGCATTCCGTAAAACCTTTGGTGAATTACTTACACAATTGAATCCTAAAAATTCAGAAGATCGTGAACTGGCACACAGCTTAGGTTTAGCTACTGAAGAAATGCTTGGATCTATTGCACGATGGTCGGATGATGGTCTGACTTCGGTACATGGTAAATCTCAAAAGTTAGCACGTGTATCAAGTGGTATTGCTTCACAGGTCATGCGTGTTTCTGGACTTAATGCATTAACAGCAGCTTCAAAAGTTGGCTTTAGTAAAATGCTGATGGAGAAATACGGACGTTTAAGCCGTGACAAAGCATGGTCAGACCTACATGCAGATGATCGTGAGCTCATGGAAAAAACCGGATTGAGTGAACGTGCATGGGAAGTAATGCGCCTGGCTGATCCAGTTGTGGACCGTAAAGGCAATCAGCTTATGTCGGCTCGTTCTATCTATGAAATTCCAGATGAGCAATTAACTAAGTTTGGTAATCCGCAAAAAGTAAAAGATGAAATTGCATCCCAGTTTCAGGCCCATTTACTAGATGAGCAAGGCATGGCAGTTGTTGAAGCCGGACTGCGTGAACGTACCTTTATGACACCTGGTCTGAGAAAGGGAACAGCTATGGGCGAGATTGTAAAATCCATGCTGCAATTTAAATCATTCTCTGCATCATTCTTAATGCGTCACGGTTCACGTGCAATGGCTCAACCAACCTTGGGCGGCAAAGCTGCTTATGCTGCTTCATTGATTGCTATGACCACTGTTTTAGGCGGTTTGGTTGTTCAACTAAAAGAACTGGTAAACGGTAATGATCCATTAACAATGTGGGATAGTGAAGATCCGGAAAAGTCTTTAGAGTTCTTTAAGCGTTCATTTGTAGCCGGTGGTGGTCTGCCAGTACTTGGTGATATTTTAGTTGCAGGTATGGACGCCAGTGGACGTGATGCAACCGATTTCTTAGGTGGTCCATTCGGTTCAGACTTTAAAACCCTATTAAATTTAACAGTAGGCAATGCAACTCAAATGTCTAATGGCACAGAAACCAATGCAGGCAATGAGGCGTTTAAGTACCTTAAAGGTAAAGTTCCTGCTCAAAATTTGTGGTACACCAAGGCTGCAACAAATCGTATGGTTTTCGATGAATTTCAAGATATGATTGCACCAGGCTATAGAGAAAAATTATTGCGTAAGGCTGAGCGTGAGCATGGCCGAACTCGCTGGTTAGGTGATGATATTGGCGATATTCAGGCTCCGGATTTTGAGAGGGTGGTTCAATGATTAAATGGAAATATAAAGGCAAGCATTATTATTTTGATCACGTGCCTGCGCTTGGGATTATTGCTTTTTTGTTTGGTGCTCCAATGTTGGTTGCATGGTCTGAAAATCACTACATCAATTATTTATCGCCTTGGAATATCATTCCGGTTGCACTGGCAATCTATTTGATTTACTTAAACTGCATTAATTCATATAAGCCATACTATTTTGACAAATCGGGTAAAAAGATTATTGGTGAAGAGCCGAAAGACTAAACACCCAACAAACCTCCACCTGATCCCTCGTATAAGTAATTTATACGGGGGATTTTTATATGCGTGACGAAAAGAAAACTGGAAAGTTAAAGCCTGAAACCAAAGAGAAATTGGAGCTTTGTTTAGAGATGGCCTCAATCGATGCGGTGGATTTACTCACAGAAGCATACGGTAAAGACATTTTTGACAAAGAAGGGCGAGGTGACAAAGTTTGGCTGTACAAAGGCGCAAAAGAAGCCCTGACATGCTTGGAGAAATTAAAGCGCGTATTGTTTGATGATGAGCAAACCACTGGTAGTACAGATGGTCGCAATATTTCGGCAGAGGCACAGGCAGCTAAACTGCTTGAAAGCGTGGCTAAAAAGTTAGAAGAACGCAAACAGCGTCCGAGCTAATTCATGATTAAGGTCAGCTTTGCTGCGTTCTTTCTGATTTATGCGGAAGCCATGAATTGGGAAGTGCCGGATTTCCATTTAGATGTCTGTGATTTCTTGGAGGATTACGGGCCGCTTGGCTTATTGATGATGCCACGTGGTCACGGTAAATCTACGATTCTGGATATCTATAACGCATGGAAGCTGTACTGCAGTAATGAGCATTTAATTCTGCACCAGGCGGCAACGGACAAGGATGCAGCAAAAGCCAGTCGAGGCACTGAACAGGTTGTTGAGAAGCATCCACTGTGCCAATTATTTGGTGTGCATAAAGCACGTGGTGAACTGCAAAAATGGTGGATCAGTGGCTCGAGTGATGTACGTCACGGCTCTATTCATGCACGCGGTGTTCTTTCCAACGTTACTGGTGCACGCGCTAACGAGATCCAAAACGATGACGTGGAAATGCCTTCCAACATCGGCACACCAGAAGCACGTGAAAAACTACGTTATCGCCTATCTGAACAAACTCACATTCTAATACCAGGTGGACAAAAGCTATTTGTCGGCACACCGCATACGCACGATTCCCTATACACGCAGATTCAAAAACTAGGAGCGAAATGTATGATTTTGCGTATGTTTGAAAAAGAAAAACGATTTGAAAATATCACTGAATGTTTAAGTGATTTTGATCCGGTTTATATTTTTAGCGGTATTAGCAATACAGCACGACTACTCAAAAGAGACCAGGATTACTTTATTCATAAGATTGGTGCTGCTTTCAAGATCATGTTCAAGGAAACCCATTATCTGATTGACCTATACAGTGAATCGCTATGGCCTGAACGTTTTACTGATACAGAAATGGATAAGCGTCGCAAAGAGTGTCGAACCCTGAATGAATGGGATTCACAGTATCAGATGCATGCCAAGCCTATTGGTGATGTGCGTCTTGATCCTGACAAGATGATTCCTTATGACTGTGAGCCAGTTTTAAGACGTGCCAATGGTAAATACATCATGATGCTGGGTGATCGTCAGATTGTTGGTCTTACCATGCGATGGGACCCATCATCCGGCAAGCTTAAATCGGATATTTCATCCGTGGCTTTAGTTCTACATGATGACTTTGGCGTGAAGTACTGGCACAGATCTATTGCACTGACTGGTGAAGTTGTCACACATGATGCACATGGAAATATCACTGGTGGTCAAGTATGGCAATTATGCGACCTGATTGAGCAATTCAATGTTCCGAGCTTAACAATTGAAACCAATGGCATTGGTAACTTCGCACCTGCAGCTTTAAAAGGCGCACTGAAAGCACGACGTATTCGTTGCGGGGTGAAAGAACAGCACAATACCGGTAATAAAAATAAACGCATTTTGGAAGCACTAGAAGGCCCATTAATGTCAGGTTTGTTATGGGTGCATACCTCAGTCATTGATACGCCGGAAGAAGGTGAAAATAGCTCAAGGCAGTACAAAAATATGCGCATGTTCAACCCTGCAGTTACTGAACAACCAGATGATGATCTGGATTCTTTGGCGGGTGCCGTCACTGATTCACCAGAACGCATCGGTAAAATACACAGACAAAACGAAGCCCATGAATCGCCTAATTGGAGGACAAACGGTGGTGAAGTTGAAGCCGCCTTAGATTTCGATTAGGGGATAAATCATGGCAGTACCTGAAGAAACGCCATACATTGAGTATGTAGCGAACGGCAGTACAACTGAGTTTGCTCTAGGATTTTATTGCATAAATGATAGTGAGCTTATTGTCACAATAAATGAAATAGAGCCATTGGTGGGTGAGTGGGAATTAATAGATGGTTATATTAAATTTTTAATTGCACCACCTGTTAATTCATTAATTGCAATTAAGCGTAATAGTACTTTATCAAGAACTAGTGACTATCAAACTTATGATAATTCATTGCGCCCTCAATCAATAAATGTTGATTTTGATCAAATATGGCGAGTACTACAAGAATTTGCTCTTCAAAATTCTTTAACTCAAATAAAGTTTCAAGAACTTATCGATCAATTAATTAATGGCAATATTAATGGCTTACCTGCTGAAATATTAGCTCGCATAGCCGGTGATGCAGCAAATTCAATTCTAATAAATCAAGAAGCTTTACGTGCTTATTCTGTCGAACAAAATTTAGAATACTCAGTTCAAGTTGAAAAAGATCGTGCTATTGAAGCTGAACAGAATTTACAGACACAAGTGAATGTAATTGGTGTAGGAAACAAGGGATACAAAACCTACGCACTTATGGATGCAGATAAAGCCAATATTCCTGCAAACTTCAAAGTCACTGTAACCAATGACGCAACGTCTTCAAATAATGGGGATTGGCAGTGGGATGGGGTTGTATTCACCAAGTCAGTTTATGACCCAATCACACAGTCAAATAACTTCACAAAAAGCCTACTGCCTACAGTTTTGAGAGAAAATATGTATAACTCGGCTAATAATACTTCTGGGTTTTATTTAAGACCTGCGGATGGTTTTATTATCGGCCAAGCAGGGAATGCAATTACATCAGTAGCAGTAGAAGCAGGTAAAACTTACGCACTTTATGCAGCAGATGTTCGTTCTGCTTATTTAATTGTCAGCTATAGCACAACAAATAGCGTCTCAGGTGGTAAGCAAAATACACTTGCAACACTAAACAGCACAGCAGATCCGAATATCAAGACATTCACTGTCCCTGCAAATATGAAGTTTGCTTTCATAAATGTATTGTGGCCAAACTTTAGTTTTGATATTCGTGGTTCATTAGTTGTGCAGGAAGGCTCAACAATTGAGTATGTTGTAAAGCAAGCAAATGGGGTGGGTGTCTTTGATTCAAGTGCACAAAAAAGACTGGACGACCTAGATGCTGCAGGTGTGGTTGTTCGATCTGATGTACTTCCCTCTTATACTGGTCCTGCTGTAGCCAAAGTTGCACATACTGGATTAAATGTAACCCCTGCAAATGGTTTACTACGTACTGCAACTGGTACTGATATAGCGCAATTTAATATCACTGAAGGTAAGCGATATTTAATCAAAGCACCAGATTTACGTGCTGCTTATGTTGCAGTTTCTGTAAGTCCAACAACCGATGTTTTCGGTGGTAAACCACAAACGCTCGTCACTCTTACTGAAATTGATGCAACGACAAAAATATTTACTGCACCACCTAATATGAAGTCAGCTTGTATCAATACGCTTTGGTCAAACTTCACTTTAGATATTCGAACAACCTTGGTAATTGAGGAATTAGAAGCACTTGAGGTAACTAAAATTCTCGGTGTTCCAGTCACGGATAAAGCGGCACAGCAAAAAATTAAAGCTTTAGAGGATGGTGGCGCAGGTTCTGGGTATGTGTCGATTTTAAAAAATAAAAGTGTGGTGTGGATTGGGGACTCAATTACTGACGATGCTAACGGTTGGGCGACTAAACGTTATCACGACATCATTGTCGAAACTGTAGGTGGCATGACAACTCAAAACTTAGGTGTTAGCTCATCAGGCTTCGGTAATCGCACTACTGCAGCTTCATATATCACCTTAGAAAACCCCGATTATATTATTCCTTTTATGGGTACAAACGACTTTGGTGTTTTGAATCGTGAGCGAAATGCAAGTGGACTAGCTTATGAAATGGGTGATTTTTTAAGCTCAACGCACTTGACAGTATCAGGGGCTATTAATCTCACACTGACAAATATTTTTGCAGCATATCCACTTGCAAAAATTGGAATTATTACACCTTTACCGCGCGGCACCAGGGCGGGTGGCATTGAGTTTCCGTCACCCAATTGGGGTGAAAACCCACCCAAAAATGTGGATGGAGTTAGCTTAGAAGACATTGCAAATGAGCTGATTAGATACGCAAAACACTATAGTTTACCGATTTTAGATTTGTATCATCATTCGAATTTTAAAGCGTGGAGCATACCTTTTCAAAATGCTTGCATGACTGATGGTGTGCATCCGAATGATCTCGGTCATGCAATCATCGGACAAAAAATACTTAAATTCATGGAATCGCTTTAACACACAGCAAAACCATATCAACCCTGATCTAAAGTTAAATCGGGGTTTTTTAATGTCAAAAATTGGGGGGGATTCATGCAAGAGCATGAAAAAAATTTACTTTTACTTATCGTAATCGGGGCATGTATTGGTTTTGCCAAGCTGCTTGTTTCAGATGAAAAACTGACTTGGCGATTAACAATTGGCAGAACCATCTTAGGCGCAGCAACATCAACGATTGCAGGCGCCATCATTCTGCAAATTCCTGATATTAGCCCACTAGCCTTGATTGCGATTGCATCAGCTCTGGGGATTTTGGGAAGTACATTTATTGAAAACTGGCTTAAGTCGCAATCTACAAAATGGGGTGTTAAATGAAACTAATCGATAACTGGAAGCAGGCCTGGAAACTCAAGTCGGTACAAGTGGGCGCAATTAGCGCCTTTTTCTACATCTTCATGTATGCTGCTTTTGAGTTGCTTTGGCAATTTGGAACTTATTTCCCTCAATTATGGGCTGTGGTTCCTGAAGAAATTAAACAGTTATTACCGCACTCATGGGTTGCTTGGTTAGGTTTCTTAAGCAGCGTCTTAGGTATTTTTGCCCGGTTACGTGCACAACCTGAATTACATGAAGTAAATCAATTCGTCACAGTCACAGCGGGGCACTCTAATAAAGATCCTGGTGCAGTAAATGGCAAATTTAAAGAAGCCGAACTGGTTTCTCAATTTCGCAATGCAGTCGCATATTATTTACGTGAGGCAGGTATTCAATACAAAACGGATGGTGCTGGCACACTCAACCAAGACTTAAACTCAGCAATTAAACTGATTAAAGGATCATCCGTAGCAGTTGAATTCCACATGAATGCTGCGGCATCAAAGCAAGCGAATGGCATTGAAACCATTGCATTACCCAAAGATAAGAAACTGGCTCAAGAGCTATCTAAAGCTGTAGCAGACGTTTTTGGCAGTCGATTGCGTGGCGATAATGGCTGGATTGATCAATCACAATCAGCACGTGGAAAACTTGGATTTATCAGTAATGGTGGTTTAATTGTAGAGCTTGGTTTTATTTCAAATGAAGCTGAATTGGCACAATTTAATGCGAAGTACTGGACTGCTGCTAAAGCTGTGGCAATGATTTTGATTAAGTATTCAAAGTGATTTGAGGGCCCTCAAGTAAGGGATTTATTCTTCCCAGCTATCAATAATATCCGCCCAGTCTTGAAGCATCTGTCTGCGTTCAGTCAGGTGCTTTGAATGGTCGTAAGTCGCTTTGGTTTTATTGGCTTCTTGGTGAGCTAATTGCTTTTCAATCCATTTCTCATCATATCCAAGCTCATTTAACAAAGTTGATGCAGTAGCTCTAAAATCATGCGCTGTGACATTCTGCATGATGTACTGCAATGCTCTATTAATTGTAGTCGCTGGCATCATGCCGCCATTATAAACAGCTTCAAACACATACTTTTTACGACCTGTTAATTTCTTTTGGCGCAGCAAAATTTGATAAACCTGTTCTGACATCGGCACAATATGCGTCTTATTTTTCTTGGTGAGTCGCATGCCTTTTTTAAGCTGTTCACGTGTCTGCTTTTCAAAAGTAATAGTCTTGTTTTCAAAGTCAATAAAAGACCACTGCATGCGTCTAATCTCAACTGTTCTAAGCATTGTGTAAAATAAGCATAGAATGGAATTCACTGTAGACTCGGCACCACCATAACTTTTAATTCTTGATCGAAAATACTTTCGTTCAGCTAAAGTTAATGGCCTTGCATGCTCAACCTCTGGGCGCTCAATCACTTCACGTACCGCATAGGTCGGATCATTCTCAGCTCTTAATGTCGCAATGGCATACCTCATCACAGAGCCAATCTTCTTTCTATTTTCAATTGCTGTAACTTCGCCAGTGCCTCGGTTGTTCTGATCCTGCACACGTTTGACCGTATTTTGCATAATCTTAAGCACGTCAGCCGATGTAACGTCTTTAATGTTCTTATGACCAATCACACCAAATACATCTTTTTCCATGGAACGGCGAAAAGCATCTATATAAGTTTGTGATTTTTCACTTAGTCGCTCAGCTGCATATTCATTCGCAATAATCGCAAAGCTATTTTTATCTATGTTATTTAAATCCAATTTTTGCTGCTGACGGTGTGCAGCTGGATCTATATTGTTTGCGAGTAAGGTTTTTATTTCTTCTTGTTTTTGTCTTGCTTCAGCTAAACCGATAATAGGATACTCACCCAAACTAATCATGGATGCCTTACCTGCGAAGCGATAACGTACACGCCAGAGCTTTGCACCAGTTGAGCGGACTTCAATACAAAGTCCACCTTGGTCTGCAATACGATAAGGTTTGTCCATTGGTTTTAGTTTTTTTATCTTGGTATCGTTGAGCAT